GCTGTGCTTCTCAACGCAGGCCGACCCCGGGGTAACCCCGGGAACTCGAGCTTCACCGCAATCCCACCAGTCGGAGGGATTTGCATACAGGTCATAAAGACCCGTTAAAGCCGCGATCTCCGGATCGGTTTCCACCGATTTGGGAATCTCGCGGAAAGTTGAGAAACGACCACCCTCCCAGCCCTTGCGCCTTTCGGCACGAGGTTTTACCACATTCCATGGTCCGAGGAGGTGACCATCACCGTAGCCTGGCGGTCCGTATAACTGGAGGTCTTTCGGAATGAAAGACTTAGCAATTTCACAGAGGACACTATGCCCCCTTTGATATGCCCAGTTGTGGAACACCGTGAGCCATTGAGGTGTGATTCGATCCTTTTTATAGATCGGTCGCACAGGTTCGCCGTCTAGCCAGTCAGCACCGCAGCTCTCTCTAAACTTGCCCGTCCAGAACGACTTCTCCCGATTAAGGTTGAAGCCGCACCAGGTGAGGCAAGCCATAAGAAGATCTACGGCCTCTACGGGAACAATAATATCATCCCCATAAACGCTAACTAGATCCTGATCTTCACCGCTGAGTTCGGTACACGAACTTGCAATCGCCCAGAAAATGAGCGTTTCAAGTTCGAAAGTGTAGCCATTACCCATCGAACTGAATTTCTCCAGTTCGTATTCACGGCCGCCATAATTCATATGGCCGGTACGGAAGGAAGCGAGTAGGTCTACCCACTCCTCCGGTAAGAGATCAAACACGACTGAGAATGCTAGCGTATCGCTAGCCGAGGAAAGGTCGATCGTCGCAAGACGACCGTCCATGGAGGCTCCTCGAGCCGCCAATTGATTCCTCGTTTGATCACTCAAGTCTTGTTTAGCACGGACGCGAAGCCTCTCCTTGAGGAACCCCCCGATTGCCAACTGCACAAAGCCGTTTAGAAGCGGCTCGATGCAGATGGGTCGATGGGTCTTCGCGTTCTTTTCGACGAAGGTCAGTCGAGCCGTGTCAACTACTATGTTACAAGGGCTAACAATCTCTCTAGTCTCTACATCACTGTAGGTACCAGAGGATTGATAACATGCCCAAGGAGGGCATTCTCGTAACACCTGATCAACGACGGGTAACATCTCTTCACTACACACCAGTGGAGCCGCAAGTTTGTTCTCGAAACAAGCGAGCGACTTTTTCACAGTTGTAGACGCCCCAGGCCCGAATCGGAACCTGAGACGGTCAAGAGCAGGGACTTTCCCTAGGACAGACTTGATTTTCTGTCGCGCCCGCGAAATCGCGAGCGCAACACCCCCGTAGGGGCATGTCTGGCCAAAGTACTCGTTTACTCTTCGGCACTGCAGTTCGGCAGCTATCGCTGCCTCTACAGCTGCCTTCAGCGGATCAAATCCTAGCTCCAGGTCACGGTTCTTTGAGAACAATGCCTGAATTAGGGTCGCGCCGCGATAGTCTGTAACATCGATGTCTTTTGGGACACCGACCAGAACTAATTCGCGGTACTTCCGAGCATGGACCAACTCAGACATGTAGTCCGAGTATACTCCGCTGCTAC